GCTGTTGGGGTTGCCGTTCCTCGGACTCGTGTAAATAACTGTACGCACCCCGACCGCCCTGCCCCGGCCACGCCGCCGGCGGCGCCCGTACCTGACCTGCCGGACGAGGCAAAAACGGCCCTGATTGCCGCCTGGGCGGCCGTCAACGCCTGCCCGTATCCCCGGCTGATCGTCCCTGACAACCCACCCCATGAAGGAAATGGCACATGAGCACCTTTGCCGTGATCGTTCGCACGCAAACAGAACGCTTTGAATACGCCGCGATTGCCGCTTCCAGCGGCGACGCGATCCAGGACGCCCTCGACCACTTCGGCGTGTGCGGCGTTACCGCCAAACTGAAAGGAGCACCGCAATGCTGAACACCCTGACCAATTCGCCGCGGCAAATCGCCTTGGGCGACCGCGTGACATTCGATACCGATGAAGGCTACCAGGCCGGCACCGTCAACGACCTGCGCCGCGACGTGGGCAATGGCGAGCTGCATGCGTGGGTGGAGCTGGACCACCAGTGGCCGGGCATGTTCCGCGCCGTGCCCCTTGCCGCGCTGCAGTCTGCAAGCGCTGCAGCGCCGCGTGCGGAACTCGCAAGCTGAGACTATCCCGGTGAGCGCTTTTTACAATGAAATTGACCCATACGCAGCCGCCTGGCTGCGCAACCTGATAAAGGCCGGCCACATAGCGCCGGGAATTGTTGATGAACGATCGATCGAAGATATTTGTCCCGACGAGCTCGTCGGCTACACGCAATGCCACTTTTTCGCTGGCGTTGGAGTTTGGTCCTATGCTCTTCGTCGCGCAGGATGGAACGATTCGCGACGAGTCTGGACAGGCTCGTGCCCGTGCCAGCCTTTCAGCTCGGCAGGCGGCGGCGCTGGGTTCGCTGACGAGCGGCACCTGTGGCCAGCATTCCACCACCTTATCCGGGAACACGCTGAATGGTGTCGCCGGCAGAAGCTCCAGCCTCCAGTCCTCCTTGGAGAGCAGGTTGCGAGTAAGGACGCAGATACTTGGCTCGACCTTGTACAAACTGACATGGAAGCCCTGGGCTATGCCTTCGGGGCGCTTGCGTTCCCGTCTGCGGGCGTCGGTGCTCCGCATATCCGGGACCGCACCTACTGGATGGGTAACGCCAGCGGCTCGGGACTGGAAGGACACACCGGGAATGGTGGCGCAACGCGATGGAAAGGATCGGGTGGATCAGCTACCCAGGCAAGCGTACTTGTGCGGCTGGCCGACGCCAACCCGCACGGACTCGGTGCGCACGCCAAGCCAGAACTTCACCACGCACAACATAACGCTCAATCATGCGGCACTGTTTTCGGGCTGGCCAACGCCACAGGCAAGCGACACGACGGGCGCGGAAACAGCAGGCGCACGGGCAGCGCGGAATGCGGGCGGCTTCCAACTCCGCGACCTTTCGGCGATGCTTCTGGACAGCCCGGCCCGACTAACGGCTACTGGCGAGAAGTTGACTGGCTCGGATGCCGGGATGGAAAGTGGCGGCCAGTTGAACCCGGCACATTCCCGCTGGCTGATGGGGCTCCCGCCCGAGTGGGACGCCTGCGCGCCTATGGCAACGCGATCAACGCGGAACAAGCGCGCATCTTTATCGAATCAGTAATGGAGACAGAATGACCAGACCAATCTATGTTGACCTCCCAGCGGTATCGGGACTGGTTACCTTGGCTACAGCAACGATTCAGCGCCTGGTGAGGGAAAACGCATTTCCCAAGCCACGCCAGCTCTCACCAAATCGTGTCGCATGGTTAATGCGTGAAATAGAGGAATGGGCGGAAGAACGTCCAATTTCAGACATTCCACCACCAGCTAATACCAGCAGAAAAAGATAGAGCTATCGAGCCAATACTTCCAGGTGTGTGTCGAGCCGGCATAGCCACTCTCTACGTTCCTGGTCGTAGGCATGCCGGTTATAAACACCAACAACGCCTTTCTTCATGTGCCCCAATACCGCCTCTGCAATCTCTTCCGGACACCCAAGTATCGCTAGTTGTGTCCGGCAGCTGCGACGCAGATCATGCGGTGCCCAGTGAGTCACCGGCAATCGCGGACGTAGGCTCTCAGGTTTCGTTTCGCTGTATGGCATGTGATACCACACTGTCACCCCTACCGACTTTTGCTCCATGTACCCCAGCTTCCCCCATGACGGGAAAAGATACTTGCCGGTTGCTGTGGCCATGCGCCTACGCACCACCACCTCAGCGCGCCCGACGAGAGGAACACGCAAGTCCGTAGCATGCTCACGCCATGAATTCTTCGTCTTTGCCTTCGGAATCGTCCACCAAAGGCCATCAGCCTCCTCGGTAATTTCCGTCACCTCCATGGCCATAATTTCCGAGCCGCGCGTGCAAGTCCAAAGGTAAAGCGTTAGGGCGTCCGCTACTGCCTTCGAAAAATTTGGCAACCACTTTATCAACGTGGCCAGCTCTTCCGCGCTCAGTACACGTTTGACCGGCCCGGCCTGCACTCCCTGTATCACTCGCCCCTTGCTACGCAGCTTCCCACGCATGATCAAGCGCCACCAGTTCGGCACGGTGTCTGGAAGGCGCCCGGCATCGTGTACGTAATCCCATGCTGATCCTAACTCCGCCCGCAACTTTGCCGCCTGGACCGGAATATGCGCGAAACTCTCGATAAGGTCAAAGGCATCAGATCGAGAAACCTCAGCAGCCGGCATATCGCCAAACTCGCCCAGCATAGTCTCAAACATGCGCGCCACCTCCTTGACGCCTTTTTCACCACGATTACGCGACAAGTGGCCAGCAACATACATTTCGCCAACTCGTCGTACAGTGAGGAACGACTTCGCTTTACGTTCGCGCTCGGCCGCCGTGGCCAGGCGCGACTGCTCGCGCACTTCCCGTTTATCCATGGCCAAGTCCACACCGGCACTACGAGCGCCACGCAAGCGTTCCCATTCGACGGTAGCAGCAGCCAGGGAGATTGCTGGCCATTCGCCGATTTTTGTCTGACGCATGCGCCCATCGAGCGGACTCTTATATCGGTAAATCCATGATCTCTTCGACTTTGTAGCCTCAAGTCGCAGCCCTGGGCAGTCGGAAATGGTAAAGTGTTGGCCAGCCGTGAGCAGCTTTGCCGCTCTTGCATCGAATTGCATTCTCACCTCATTAAGCGTAGGTTCAGCGTAGCTTTTATGCGACCCGCGAACCAAAAGACGTTTTTCTGGCGTAGCTTCTGCAGAAGAAGCAATTTAGCTACGCCAAAACATGAAGTGTGATGATATGCGCTGATGTGTATCGATGCAATAGAGCAACAACGAATTCGCAACAATAACGAAACAAATCAAATACTTACAGATGAATATGCAGTTAAATCAAGAGCTTGCGAATATCCAGAAAAGCAAACTTACGCCTATGATGCAGCAATATTTAGGCATCAAGGAAAATCACCCGACGATGTTGGTCTTCTACCGCATGGGCGATTTCTACGAGCTGTTTTTCGAGGACGCGGAAAAAGCCTCGCGCCTGCTGGGCATTACCCTGACGGCGCGCGGCGTGGCCAGCGGCAACCCCATTAAAATGTGCGGCGTGCCGTTTCATTCGCTCGACGGCTACCTGGCCAAACTGGTCAAGCTGGGCGAGTCGGTGGCCATTTGCGAACAGATCGGCGACCCGGCCACCAGCAAGGGTCCCGTCGAGCGCAAGGTCATGCGCGTCGTTACGCCCGGCACCCTGACGGATGCGGACTTGCTGCCAGAGAAGGCCGAGCGCCCGCTGCTGGCCATGTGCAGCATCACGCAGCGCAAGACGGTCACCACTGGCCTGGCCTGGCTGTCGCTGGCCAGCGGCGCGCTGAAACTGATGGAGTTTTCCGGCGACAGCAGCACCGTGGCGGCGCGATTGCAGCAGGAGCTGGAGCGTATCGTGCCGGCCGAAATCTTGAGCGGCGACAATGGCAACCTGTTTGACGACTATGCGGGCACGCACATCAACCGCGTGCCGGACTGGCATTTCGACGTGGTGGGCGGCCACAAGGCCCTGCTCGACCAATTGGGCGTGGCGACCCTGACGGGTTTTGGCGCCGATGGCCTCGGCGCCGCGTTCGGCGCGGCTGGCGCGCTGCTGCGCTATGCGCAATCGACGCAGGGTCGCGGCTTGCAGCACGTGCGTTCGTTGACGACGGAAACGGAAAGCGAATTCATCGGCCTGGACGCGGCCACGCGCCGCAATCTGGAATTGACGGAAACCATCCGCGGCCAGGAGTCGCCGACCTTGTTCTCTTTGCTGGATCATTGCCGCACCGCCATGGGTTCGCGCATGCTGCGCCACTGGCTGCACCATGCGCGGCGCGACCAGAACGTGGCGCGCGCGCGCCATGAAGCCATCGCCGCGCTGGCGCAAAGCGAAGCGGCGGGGCCATTGGCCGCCACGCTGGCGCAAGTGCCCGATATCGAACGCATCACCACGCGCATCGCCTTGCTGTCGGCACGTCCGCGCGATCTGGCCGCCCTGCGCGACGGC